CATCAACCTCTGGGTCAACATCTGTTCTATGCCAATAAAGCATTACGTTATTTCCTATTACTGCTGCCATATTACAAATTTAATCAATTATCCGTATGTTTCTAATATTTCACCTGCTCCGCTAATTCTATATGCTTGTGAATAACTATCCGTAACCAAAACCCTCCACCAAATATTCGCACCATTAAATCCAACTGTTAAATATTCACTTGCATAGAAGAAATCACCAACCGAAGGAACACCAGCTTGTTCTAAATAAACTAAGTTACTTGTTAAAGGAGCAGCAAGAGCAGCCTCTTTAGTTACATAACCATTAGACCTATAATGTCCAAATCCAGTCAATTCTCTTGATAATGGATTACTATCATAAACTGTATTCATTGTTGTTTCTACATTTTCTGGATTAATATCCAATAAAGTAGCCGTAATTACATCATTAGGTAAATCTATTGTTGAATTACCTATTATATATTTTTTATTTGTTACACTTATTTGAACAGGGTCTAAGTCAGTTGCATTTATTCTCATTGCACCGCTTAATCTTCCATCTTCAGTTTCCATACCCATAAAAGAAGCATCCAAGTTAATAATGTTTTTATTTAAGCAGTTTGAATATTGCTTAACTACTAACTCACTTAGGCTTCTATATGTTTCATCTGGATATTCTTGTCTATACCAATTTAACAACATACTGCCATCCGATTTGCTTATATATCCTATGTAGTTATATTTAGCTTCGTTAATGTCATTGAAACCCATTGGTAAATCTATATCTAAAACATATTCCTCAACATCATTAATATAACTTTCGGTTGTAACCTCTTTAAAGAAGCTATCTATTTTTAAGTTAAAGTTGCTTATTTCAGCTTGTTTAACAGTTGATTTCCATAAACCAGCCGAACTACTGCACATAATAATCTCCATATACAATTGACCAAAAACAGGACAAGGAGCAGCTTCTATTTTAAAATTTACTACTGGTGAAGAACCATAATAAGGATAATAAAAATAATGGTCATTTGGATTAACTGCAATAGACCAGTTTTTATCTTGGTTTAAAAAGTAAGCATTGCCACCGACAGGTTGCACTTGTAACTTTAAAAGAAACAAAGCATCTGGTGTTCCAGATACATTCCCTAATGTTGCAAAATCAAATGATAAATTTATTATTTCACTTGGATTTATGAAAGGCAAATTGTTAGCAGTTACAGATGAAAAGTGTGGATTTGCAGTTGGATAATCAATAAACCAAGAATTATATTTTTTCTCTGGATATGATTTAACATATATTGTTCCACCATTTCTATTTGCTAACCAAGAAAAAGCATTACTTACTGTTGGACTAACTACTGTAAATGTTTTAAGATTCCAGTTTGTTATGTAGTTATTAGGGTATTCTACAACCTTATTAAATCTAACTTTATTATAACCCTTTTTAATTAGCTTAAATTGACTATTATCCACAAAGTATAAACCGCTTGTATTAGCTGAAAAACCTTGTATTTTGCCTGTATCACTTATTATTGTGTCATCAAATATAGTACCATCACTATTGTAAATAGTTGCATAATAAGAATCTTGTGCAAATTGTGTTAAAGGAACTATGTAAAAGTTTCCTTTAGCTTGGAATAATCTTGAACCAAATGATTTAACAATTCTTGTTAATACATCAAGACAATCAGTTGCTTGTTGATTACTATTTATAAAGGTTGCATAGTTAATATAAGATTGAGCTAATCCATCAGCAGCTGGGTCATCAGTTCTATTATCCATATCTTCCGAATAAAAACTAACACCGCTAATAATCTTATAATCTATTGGATAATTTATTTGTTCTAATGCAATTGAAATAAAATCTTTTGCGCTTTCTACATATATTAATTCAGTTTCATCACTTAATGGCAATGGTATTGTTTCTAACATACCTAACCCATCAATAGCATTAAAGTATAAATCTTTGCGACCTGTTGAAAATACATATTGAACGTTATCACTTAATATCCATCCTATGAAATCAACATTTGCACCACTTAATAATTTGACAAAATACTTTCTGTCATTTAATGTGGTAAAGTCTGGCATATCTTCTACATTGTCAGTAACATCTATTGCCACGCTTAATTGACTAACATAAATAGGCTCAAAAGCATCATCGCTTCTTGGTATGTATTGTAATTGTAAACTTATACAAGGATATTCTATAATCTCGCCATCATAACCATCCTCATAAATATTTAGTACACTTGTAACATCCGATTTAGTTGCTGCCGTGATTCTATATTTTATTTCGTATGCCATTAGTATCCTCGTCTTATATTTAAGTTATTGTTTGCTCTTTGAGTTGCCAAAACCAAATCAGAACCTTTTAATACAAATTGACCTTGTGAAACATTGTTATTACCCATTGCACCTGCGTTAAATGTTGAATTAGCATTTATGCCACCAGATATTGCACCTGCTGATTGCATACCACTTGTTGCTTTCCCAATAAGACCAATCGCAGTAAATGCACCTTCTAATGCTGGAAATGCTTTTATAATAGCTTGGAATATCAACGCTTGTACAACCATAGCTGCTAAATTCAATGCAATCTGTTTAAACATATTTGCAATTACTTCTAAAGGATTTTGACCTTCTTGTATTGCATCATACATTTGGAATAAAGCATTTGTTACTGAACCAGATAATGTTTGTGCAAATTGAGCATAAGATTGAGTTAAATCATCTATTCTTTTCTTTTCTGCTGCTTCAACATCAAGTTGAGTTTTATCCTTTTTAAATATGTCTTGCATATAAGAACCAAATCCACTTTTATTAGATTCCTCTAATAAGTCTTTAGCTTGTTTCTCAAAATAGCTTTTTCTTGTATCTTCTTTTTTTGTTCTTTCAGATGGTAATTCAAATAATTTAAATGATTCATTTTTAAGCACAAATTCAGCCTCTTTTCTTCTTGCTTTTAATTTAGCAACATATTCATCCATTTTTCTTAATTCATCCTTTGTATATGCCACAACAGGTGAATCTTTTTTATTATTTTTTGGGTCTGGTGTTTCAAATGCTGATAAAGCATTAGCTAATTCTAAGTTTTTACTTTTAGCAGATACAATTTGTTTTTCTAATTCATTTAAAATTGGATTATATCTTTTATTAATATTTGCAATTTGTTGCTCCGCAGTTATAACAGAAGCACCACCGCCGGGACCACCACCTGTAACAATATCTCCTTTAACATCTTTTAATGCTTTATCTCTTTCGGCTATTGTTTTCTTTTGTTTCTCATAAATTAAAGATAATGATTGTGCATTATTTTTTTCTTTAGCATTATATTCTTCTTGCTTAGATGCCATATTGACTAAATGAGTCATATATGTAGTGTCAGCACCGATTTTTAATGCTTGAATATCCTTGCTATCCTTATATAATATCTTTAATTTCTTTAATGCTTCTTCTTGCTGGGCAGGAGTTCCACCAGCAATTACACTAACTAAATTTAAACCTATTGTTCTATTTGCTTGTGCTTCTCCAACTACTTTGTATAAATCTTGTGAAATCTTTGCTAATTCTGCTCTAAATTCTTTTAGCTTTTCAGTTGGACCTTTAAAGAACGCAGCAATTTCATCACTAAAAGTAACTGCTAAAGAAGATACAACTCCTAAAGCAAGTCCTATACCAGCTGGACCAACTAAACCAGCAGCCATTGATTGTAATGCTTTTGCTGAACTTCCACTTTCTTTTGATAATCTTTGAAAGGATTCTAATAATGGATTTAAGTTATTTGCAATACCTATAAATCCATAAGGAGCATCTTGTGCAACTCTTGATAAGTTTGATAAGGCATTTGTAGCATCTCCAGCAGGTCTGCCAACCTTATTCATTTGTTGACCTAAAGTGCTAATGGTTGTATTAAGAGTCTTAATTGAATTATTTAAATAATTAATCTCACCAACATTAGTAGCTTTCTTTAAAGCAGCCTCAAATTGTTTTAATAGATTTTCAGCTTTTTGTAGTTGCGATTGTAAGTCAGTTACGTTTGCACCTATTTTAATATTTAAATCTATATTTTCTGCCATCTTTATTAGTTTGCTCCGTACAATTTAAGTGTCCTTGCCAATTGTTCTTGTGTTATCATTACTCTTTCTTCTTCAACATCAGCTTGATCTAACTCTGGTATGCTCCAAAAAGCCTTCATTGATTTTGGTGTTTTCTCGGTAGTAGAACTTAAATATACAATATAGGCAAGGTTTCTTGTCCTTGCCCATTCGTTTAACTCGTTTCTTTCCTTACCTAAAACGATAATGGAAAAGTCCTTCCAAGTCATATCCCAAAATTCATTTGGTCTTATTCCGCACTCCGCAGCTTTAACTAAGACATCATCCCAGCTTAGCTTTGTTAGGCTTTTTTTTTTCTTCTTCCTTCTTTGCACCTGTAATGGTGTGAACTGTACTTTCAACGATATATTTTAAATAGTCAATAATTTGACCTTCTTCGCTAAAAATAGAACCCACTTCATCAATCCATTCACAAGCATCATCAATGGTATATATTACTTCATCTTTCTTGCTTACACAAGCAGATTTGTAACCAATGTAAACAAGCTGAACTATAATGTCTAAACTTGTTTGAGCCGTTGCAAGAACTTTGAAGTACTCATCAATGCCGATATTGTTTTGTTTAGTAAACTCACGCATTGACCAAGTACCCCACTTTAGGTGGATTGTGTTGTTGTTAGTTTTTAATTGGAACATAGTTTTTTTTATTTATTATACAGTTTCAGTTTGTGTGATAGGAGGTACACTTACTACGAAAGTTGCAGTAAATTTAACATCATCCTTATCAGCAGCATTAACACCAAAGTTGCTAATGAATACTAATTGACCAGCACCACCATAAGTGATATCACCTGCTGCTGGAGTAGCTTTACCCATCTTAATTGCAAACAAAGTTTGAGCAGCGTGAGCCGTGTACAATTGTTGGTAACTATCTTTAGAAGGAGTACCTGTTTCATCAATCGCAAAACCTTCACATTCAAAAGATTGGTTAAAAGATTGATTTGGAGTGTATTGGTCGCCACACTTAGAAGTTGCATCAATTGTTCCTAAAGTTGATGTCAAAGCATTAGAAGTCAAACAAGCAACTGGCTTGAATGTTCCATCATTGTTAATGTCAGCTAAGAGGATATAATCTCTACCGCTTACTTTTGTTTCTGCCATTTTATTTAATTTTAATTTTGAGTTATGATTATGTTATATGTTATTAATACTCTAAAAACGTTATCTAAAGGGTTTAAGCCATCTAAGTTTCTTACACTTTCAACACTTAAACTTGATGCCGTAAATCCGTTTGCCAATGTAATATTGGTGTCCGAATTGATTGCAGTCAAGACTAAATCGCTTATAGTTTCAGCACGTTTATAACCAAAGTTAGCATTTTTTGTAATAATATCAACTATGATAGTAATTGTATTTGTATAACCTTCTTTGCCTTGATCTTGTGTTGATGTTCTGCCAGTTAAAACAATATACTCGTTACCTGCACCCTCTGGAGCAAAACCATCATAAACAACCAATGAAGTTGCACTTGTCAAATTGGTATAAAACCACTTTTTTATCTCTATATTAGGATTTAACATTCTTTAGCAATTTAGTTATTCTTTCAATTAATTTAGGTTTCTCATTTTCAAAAGCAGGTATTAAGAAAGGTTGTGGTCTAATATTTACTTTAGCAGCCTTTTTACCCTTAAATACAATAGCTAATTCTTCATAACCAGCTGGAACAGTTACTTCAGTTCCTGTACCAAATTCAATGTATGGAGCGTATTTTGCCTTTGCGCCAACAGTAAAAATAACCTCTTGCTTTTTGCTATCTTCTTTTAAATAAATGCTATTCCTTAAAAAACCTAAGTCAACAGGCGCAGACCTTTTAGCATTAGATTGAATAGTCAAAGCAGATGCATTCATTTCATCTCTTACTTCAGCTTGTATCTTAACATCTAATTTATCTAAGTCTTTAAATACATCAGCTAAATTTACCATATCTAAAGTAACTCTATCCATTACTTGTAAATTATTAACTCCAAGAACCTATTTTGGTTCTCAACGTTCTTAATGGAATGTATTGTAAACCTATCGCCTTCAACCTCTACCTCATCCGAATCTGTTATAGTAGCACCATAACGAATATAAAGGCGGTTTCTTTGGTCAAATTGCAATTCTGCCTCTCCTACCTCACGAACTTGATTATCTGGTCTTAAATCGCCCCAAACTGTGCTTTGTAGGGCAAACGTGGTTGTGTATCCACCTTGACCATCACTTGTTCTTGTGGCAGCATAGATTTTTACCTCACGAGTCATCGTGTTAGCATCAACGTAATTTGCTTTCGCTTTTCCTAACTTCATATTATAAAATTGGGCTTATTCTTGTCCATCTCTGGCACGCTTTCCAAGATTTCTCACAAATACCGGAATCGCCATCCAATCCTCTATTCTCGTAATCGTAGCTAATTTGGTCTAATATGGCTAATTTAAGGTCTTTAGGGATAGTTGTATAGCCAGCCTCATAAGTAGCCTTTAAGTTGGCATATCTTGGTGAAACTAATTTAGGGAACTCGTTGCCTATCAATTGCAAGTTAGGTGTTGTAACCTCTAATCCGTCTTGCTCCATATCAAACAACTCAAACGTATCAATGTCAATTGGTCCAAAAGGAATCTCAAAATTGCCACTTACATTGTTGAAATAAGTAGTTATGTCTTTTGGCACTAAACTCAATCCTGTTGCCACTTCAATAGCTTCCCTTGCTTGTGTAATCATTAACGTAATCAAAGTATCTTCAGCGGTTGTAGTAACACGGCAATACAATTTTGCTTCTGCTAAAGTAACTGGCTCTACTATTGGTGCGATAGGAACGGCACTAAAGTCATTAATATAATTATTATAAGACATACCCTTTTTTTACAAAATTACTTAATTTATTCCAATAAAAAACCCCCACCGAATTGGCAGGGGTCATTATTTACTAAACCTTTAGAACTATACGTTACCCATATCTGCATAGATAGCAGATGTAGTCAACATTAAGTTGATGTCTTCGTAACACTCAATACGAGCAGTTACCAAGTTCTTTTGGAAGTTTTCGCCATTCTCGTAAGAGAACTCAATCGCTAAACCTTCAACTTCAACTCTTTCTAAGTAGCTATTGTCAAAGATTAATACTTTGTCATCAGTTACCCAAGAAGCAGATACAACAGGTACACCCCAGATTGTGATTCCGCCATTAGGAGAAACGATAACACTACCATTACCAGCATAGTAACCAGCAGCAACAGTTGCTTTCAATAAGCGACCCATTTGCGTTTGAGATACTAAAGCATAAGAAGGAACGAAGTTTGCAGTCTTTTGGTTACCGATGTAATCAATCAATTGTAATAAATCGTTAGTTTCAGCAGTTGTAGTTGAACCAGTTGCAGCACCAGATACAGTTGAGAAGAACGCAGCGTTTTCAGCCTTGAAGAAATCTCTTTGTAACATTCTTGGTAAAGTCTGTGTCATAAATGGTAAAGACTTTAACATTTGCTTAGAGAAAGTAGAGAAACCAGCTAAATAGTCATTTACAACTTTAACTTCAGTCAAAGAGTAGTTGTTCTCACCTTTATCAGAACCTTCAGTTTGAGCAGCGATGTTGTTAGTCAAACCGCTATTCTCACGATAGTAAACATAAAGACCGCTTTCGCTTCTTACAGTTGGGATTAAATCTCTAAAGTTGATGCTTTGAGCTGGTTGGATAGCTGGATTAGGAGCATAAGATGCTTGTGCATCACCAGTTAAGTTACCACTTAAAGTCATAGTCTTAACGTCAGATAAATCTAAACGATACTTACCATTGTTCTTTAAAGACTTTTCCATTGCATCAAAGTTGCCATCTAATTTTTCTAAGATAACCTCATCAATGTGCTTTACTTCTTTCTTAGCAGCTTTCTTTTGTGCAGCTAATTGTCCGTCAATTTGTTTTTGTAACTCGTCTTTTACAACAGTTACTTGTGCAGCCACCTCTTTAATTTGAGCTTCTGCATTAGCTTGAAAACCTTTAAGGTTCTCAGCCATTTCGTTGATTAAATTTTCCATTTTTACTTTTTAAATAGATTGTTAAATTGCTTAATTGCCTTTAATACTTCCTCATTATTCTTTTCTTCTACCACTGGTGTCGGCTCAACTGCTTCTGCGGGTTGAGTGATTGTTTCAGTAATTTCCAAAGCCAATAATTCAGCTTGTATTTGTTTTATTTGAATCTCCATTAAAGCAAAGGTGTCATCTGTAAATGTTCCACCTCTAAATGCCTTAATTAAGTTTTCTAATCTTATTGATAAGTTTTCTTTAGTTTCTTTGAACTCACCCTTGAAACCCAATGTTGGTGTTTCTGGATTAGCACCCCAAAGAACCGCAGAACCTTCATATAGTTTTAATTCAGTGATTGTACGCACACCAGTCTTTTGGTTTACATCCGACTTTAACGTACTAAAACCGATTGAGTGTTGATTGATTAAACCAGCTTCATATAACTTGATTGCATCTTCACCACATTCAGTTTCTATTAAGTCAGTAACCGCAACAAGCATATCGCCTTCTATGTATAACTCTTTAGGCTTACCCAAAGTATGTGCCATATCAGCTTTGTGGTCTACTAAAGACCAAATCATATTTTTGCCTTTTGGTCCACGTTCTTTGATAGTCTTGGTAAACGCTTCAGCAACGATAATATCGTTATCCAAATCAACGTTTCCAATTCTTGACCAACACGCTTTTACTGTTCTTGATTCTGGCTCTATATCCAAAATCATATCATTGTAGCTTTTGTTTTCAATCTTAC